GAGTACATCTACTGGATGGATCACAATAGCGAAGTAAGTAACTGGGGTACTGCTGCTGCAGGCACTGAATTTGATACTTTATCAACTGCTGTTACTCGTTCTTTGTCTGGTGGTGTTGATAACTTATCAGCTACTGATGGTCAATTACAAACAGCATACTCATTGTTCGCTGATGATGCTCAATATGACATCTCTCTAATCCCAATGGGTAAGGCTTCTACTACTGTTGTTAACTATGTTATCAGCAACGTGGCTGAAGTTCGTTTAGACTGCGTAGTATTCGCTTCTGCTCAAGACACTTCTACTGGTGATCCAATTATCGGTACTGGTTCTGCTGCTACAGACGCAATTGTAGAATACCGTGATGCTCTACCAAGCACTTCTTACGCTGTTCTAGATTCTGGTTACAAGTATCAATATGACCGCTACAACGATAAGTATCGTTGGGTTCCATTGAACGGCGACACTGCTGGTCTATGCGCTCGTACTGATTACACTAACGATCCATGGTTCTCTCCATCTGGTCTAAACCGTGGTCAAATCAAGAACGTAGTTAAGTTGGCTCACAACCCAACTAAAGCAGACCGTGATGTATTGTACAAGTCTGGTGTTAACCCAGTTGTTACATTCCCAGGTGAAGGTACTGTTCTATTCGGTGACAAGACATTGTTGGCTAAGCCATCTGCGTTTGATCGTATCAACGTGCGTCGCTTGTTCATCGTTATGGAGAAAGCTATCGCTACTGCTGCTAAGTATCAATTGTTCGAATTCAACGATCCGTTCACTCGTGCTCAGTTCAAGAACTTGATCGAGCCATTCCTACGTGACATTCAAGGTCGTCGTGGTATTACTGATTTCGCTGTTAAGTGCGATGAGTCTAACAACACTGGTCAAGTAATTGACTCTAACAACTTTGTTGCTGACATCTTCGTTAAGCCAAACCGTTCTATCAACTTTATTACTCTAAACTTCGTAGCTGCTCGTTCTAGCATCAGCTTCACTGAGTTGGGTGCGTAATTAGAGAATAAATAAGAAAGAATAAGGAGAATTAAATGGCAAATATTGCTGATTTTAAGTCACAAATGATTGGTGGGGGCGCTCGCCCTAACCAATTCCGTGCTGAACTAACATTCCCATCCTTCGTTACATTGGGTGCGGTAGCTGGACAACGTGCACAGTTCTTGTGTAAAGCTGCTCAACTACCAGCGTCAACTATCGAGACTATTCCAGTCTTGTTTAAGGGACGCCCAGTTAACTTCGCTGGTGAACGTACATTCCAACCATGGACTGTAACAATTTACAACGATACTACTTTTGGTATCCGTAATGCTTTGGAACAATGGCAATCTGGTATCCAGAACTATGACACTACTAATGGTCGTGTTAATCCTTCTGACTATCAAGTTGACTTGTCTATCCACCAACTAGATCGTAATGGCGCAATCATCAAGACTTATAAGTTCGTTGATGCTTTCCCAACATCTATCGGTGCTATCGGTTTAGACTACGAACAACAGAACGCAATTGAACAGTTTGATGTAGAGTTTACATACAACTTCTTCACTTCTGCTACTGGTGCTTCTTCTGGCTTCGGCGTTAATGTTAGCGTTGATACTCCAGTTGGTTCTATCCCTCTCTAATAAACTGAAGGTTATATAATGCAATTATTTGGGTTTGAAATAAGCCGTAAAAAAGAGTTGCCAATAGGGAGCGTTGTCTCCCCTACGGCACAGGACGGTGCCACCGTAGTAAACACTGGTATTAATGCTGGTGGGTACTACGGTATGGTTATGGATTTGGATGGGGTCATTAAGAATGAGAATGACCTCCTTCGTCGTTATCGTGAAGTCGCTCAATATAGCGACTGTGATTCAGCTATCGAAGACATTGTAAATGAAGCGATCATTGT